GTGCGAGTAATAGATATTACCCATACTATTATGTGGACGGTTATAAATTAACGTAACTAATTGATAAACAATGAATTATCTGACTTGTCAAGAAATTACACTTTGGAATATTTAACAAAGGAAAATAAAAAAAGGAACTGAAATTAATCAGTTCCTTTGAGAAATAAAAGAAAAAAATTATTATAATACAAATTATGAAACTTCAAATTCCTTGTTATTATTATAATCATTGATTGCGTCATTGATTTTATCAATTACATAAGGCAATATTTGCTCTTCGATGATTATTTTGTAAATTTTTTTCTTTTCTTCTTGATATTCAGATGATTTATGATATCCATATTCATCAATATATTCAAGTATTCTTTCAGAATGAAATATTTCAAAATCATCATATTCTCTTATATTAGTAAAATTAACTTTGATATATTTTTTATTTTCATCCAAATTAATTGAATAGCCAGTTTCAACTGTAATTACATCATCAAGTACTAATTCATAATTTTCATTAATTCTGATGTAAATTGTTGTGTTTTCTTCATTTAAGCCAAGAATGTCATTTATTATATTAATTACTGCATTCTTTACATTTTCGTTTTTAATTTCTAACTGTTTCATGTTTGTATATATTTTATTTTTTATTATTAGTTTCTCTTTATTAATAAATATCTCAAACTTTGCAAAAGTACTCATTTTTGAGATATTTTTTTTTATTTTTTTTTTCAAAAAGTCAAAAGCGTCAAATAATAATTGGCAACCTTTGTTTATTTTATTTCTAATTCAAAGATACAACTTTTTTGATTAATTACCAAACTTTTGGTTAATTATTTTTCTACTTTAACTTAAATTTAACATTTTGAATAAATCTTCTTCTTTTAACTTTTGCTGACGAAATTTATTTCGTGAGCAAACTATAACTTGCTTATTTTCAATATTTTACATTATCATAAAAATCACATATCTTTTACTTCTCTAATGCAAATTATTTAGTGGCCTAATTTTCATTATCTTAGAAAAATTTTCTCCATTCATTTTTACAGCCCTTTGGGGCATGACGTTGTGAATGGTGGAATTTACATAACGCAATGAAATTTGATGTATCAATCAATCTTTTATATCTTTCTTCTTCTTTTAACCCATATTGGAATGGTGAGTTGATGTGATGCAGGTCAACAGCAGCCGTTATCTTCTCTTTCTTTGTTCCATCTTCATTTTCAACTTGCATATTCATGCAGTCCTCACAGAGTGGATGACTCATCATATAGTTATCTCTTACTGCCCTATAATATGCATCATTATACATTTTCATTCTCAACTTCTTCCTTTCAGAATTGTCCTTTATCTTTCTTTCTGGTCGATTTATCCAAGCCATATATTTTATATAATTATTTGATTATCAGTGCGTTTTCTATTAAATTTCGTTCCACTAAAGTTATTATTTCTATTTGCCCCAAATACGAATGCGTGTGTGTCATATTCCTTTAAATTAACATCATTGGTACTTCTGACTGTCTTGTTTTCTCTTATTCCTTTATATTCGTTAAAGTGGTATACTGCTTCATTCAACGGTGTCTCCATTTGTAAGATATTGGCAAAAAAGTCATATAATTGCCTAATGTCCAAGTCACCTAATACGCTGATATTCTTGCCGTTATAGCAATCATATCTCATTGAAAGATATTCCTTTACCCGTCTTTCTCTATTCTTTGCCTCCGCTTGATTAATGGACATTAACGCCTTCATCATTGATGTTGTGGTGCTTCCGCTATTACTGAGAGGCAATATAAAGTCATTACACCAATTCACGCAATTACCACTGTATGATGAATTTGACCAGTTACCAAGTGCAGAATCAGCAGTCATGATGAAGTCAATTACGTTCAGGCCATTTGTAACTGTTGCATTCCAATTTATATTGGGAAATTTAACCCCTTCACCCTCCGCCATTGCAATCATTAATACTGCTGTAGAGTAAGGGAATTTGCGATTATATTGCTGATTTACAGCCCGTTTGAACTCATCACCAAATGATTCATGAGGATTAATACGTCTGGAGTAATTGGTGCTGTCAGAAGCGTTAATATTAAGCACATGTTGGTCAATCGTCCATACTTTATCATTGTTGCTATTAATGTCAATTTGAATTGTATTGCTTGCTTTAGCACCACTTCGCACATACATTCTATCGTTGGAATTTGAAAAGCCACCCATCTTAATTGATGGTGAAATATAATGTGCTATTGTACCACTTATTACACCGTCCAGGTCAAGGTTATTTATTTGAAAATCAAGTGATTGCAGTGTTTTAGTCAGATTGTGTTTTTTCTGTATCATATTTTTTTATTTATTTCTTATTAATAAATATCTTGAAAATTGAAAAAGTATTAATTTATTAATAAAAAAAATTGAGAAAAAGACAGAAGTGTCTCATTCTCAATCACTTACTACTCACTAAATTTTAAATCATTTAATCTATTCAGCCAACCTTTCAGCCATTTACTTTGGGTTGGATTATTTTTTACGATTTTTTCGTAAAACTCTTTCCGTGCTTGCCACACCTTATTATATATAATACGCTGATTGGCGCTATTTAAAGCGTTAATTGTAGCATTTCCTACTATACCATCAGCAGGCACACCAAGCAGGCGTTGAGGAATTTTAATTCCATTTACACCGCTGCCCCATAACCAGTCCACCAATAAGTTTGCAACTGATTGATTTTTTATTTCATCTGCCTTCCATTTATCCCAGTAGTTAAGTTTCAATATCTTTTTGAAATCATCCAGTTGGAGTGCTTTAACGTCATCAACGTTCACTTTCCCATCCTTATTAGTGTCATAATGAATTGATTGTAAGGTGTTTAGTGTTATTCCATACTTGGTTGCACCGCCCCTATCCAATGGGTCATTTGTGTATTTAGCACCTCCTTCCCACTTGAGGATATGAGGTATTAATTTATCAATGTTTGCCATTTTATCTAATTAGATTTAGTATAAATATATGTTAAATACTAAAATTTTTGTTAAAAAGTTGATGTTTTCCTTGACTTTTAATTTTAATAAACTATTTATTTATAAAAGGGGCAACTTGTAATGGCTGCCACTAATAAAAATAAAAGAAAAAAAAGTATATTGAAATGGAAAATAAAAGAAACAGATTCGCACTTGATGAGATGGATATTGAATTTGCTGAAGAAATCTTGGAAGATGAAGGATATCAAGATTTAAAGTTAACTTCAAAAAGAAAAATGATTCTTGCCACCTTACTGTATATCAATGGCATTGACACTAAAGATGAACAAGGTTATTTTTTTGTTGAAAATTCATATCTTTGTAAATTAATTGGAGTATCTGAGCCAACATTAATTGATTCATTGAAGTACTTTAATTCAGTTGGAATTTTATCAAGAATTGCTGGCAAGCGTGGCAGTGCTTCACTCTATAAATTTAAAGAAAAAAACTTTAGTAATAAAATTGAAAACTTAAGTAATAACTTTAGTGATAACTTTAGTAATAAAAGTGTTGATAATCAAGTAGTTAGAGAGTTGAGAACAGAAAACTTTAGTAATAATTTAAGTAAAAATTTTAGTAATAATTTAAGTAATAAATTGAAAAACTTTAGTACAGATATAGATAAAGATATAGAATTAGATAAAGATATAGAATTAGATAAAGATATAGATAAAAATAATACATATAATATAAAATTAATAAATTATTTAAATAATATAAATAATAATATTATATATATAAAAGAAAAAAATATAAAAAAAGAAAAAGAAATTGAAGAAATTGCTCTCAAGTTGGAAGAGTTGAATTTGAAAGTTGATAATTTTTTTAATAATAATAAAGATAATTTTGAAATTAAAATGAATATGAAAGAAAATTTAAAAGAAAATGCAACTCCAACGCCTCCTGAGTTGGAGTTGATTATAACAAAATTAAATTCAATCGAAAATAGAATAACATCAATTGAAGAAGAAATTAAAACTCTCAAGGCACAGAATTGCTCTGTAACGGCTTCAAATACCTCAACTGGAGTAATTGTACCTCAAGAAGAAAATAACGCAGCAGACGCAAAGGAAATGCCCTCAGAAGCAATCCACATTAATCCAATGGAGATTGCAAAAGCAGTTTTCAGCAAAAAAGATGAAGAAATTGAAGAAAAAGAATCAAAAATTGAGAAAAGAAGCATTCCAAGTTTTGTGAATTGTGAGGTCAAGTTGTCAAGTAAAGATGTAAAGAAAGATAAAGAAATTCCAACAAAGGCATTTGCAAGCGATATGACAGCATCAAATACCTCAACTGGAGTAATTGTACCTCAACAAGAAAATAAGCCGTTACAGGGCAAAAGAATGACTGATGAGGAATGGAAAGAAATTTGTGAGAAAAATGCACGGAAAGAAAGTACATCAACACGTGACGTATATGGTAGCAAGGTTGCATCTGGAAGTACTTCAGAAGGATGGATTAATGGTGTAAAGCAATTTTCTTCAATGAAAGAAATAGACCAAGAAATAGCAGTTTGGAAACGTAAAGGACTGGATATCATGCAGATAGCAACACGCTTCAAAGTTGACAAGGAAAAATACACAATGACGGATAAGTTGTATAATCCTTCCAAGGTTAGCAATCAAGTAGTTGAAGTAAAGAAAGAAGAAAATAACACTCCAACTGATTCAAATGAGAAAGTGGATAAAGTTGCAGAAATTCTCACAAAAGTGAATAAAAATACAGAGACAGGAGCAGTTGAAGAAGTGCATAAAAATACAGAAAGAAATGTATATTATGCAAAAACAGATACATCAAGTTATGAATACGAAAATGACGACATGACTTCAACAGAAGAAGCATTGGACAATATTTTTTCATCTGACTACGATGAAGAAGAAGTAACACCAATGAATGAATTGAAGAAAGAAATGGAGAGAAGAAAGCAAGATGCAGTTGTAGAGGTACCATTCTAAATTATTTAGATAAAATCTAAATTAAATAAAATAATTATTAAGTATTGATTATTTTTTAAATTAAAGTAATATTTATATATAAAAGAAACAGAAAGATGAAGAAAAGTATGTCAGACATCATTGCACAAATACTTATAATGTTAGCATTGATTATAATTCCAACAACAGAGATAATTACGTGTGTAAAAATGAGTTACAACAATGAAAGATTAAAGGAAATAATAAGAATAGAACAACAAAGTAATTACGTAAAGCAGTGGCAGCAAAGAAATCCTCTCTTACAGAAGAAAGATACTGTGTACCTCAAGGTAGTCAAAGAATAGTATAAATTAGTCATATTTCAATATATTAAATTTATTATTAATAAGTATTTAACTTTTTACTTTTTCCCTTCCCTATTTGGGGAAGGGTTTTAAATTTTAAAATCTATTTATTATTGAAAAATAATTAACAAAAAAACACATCAAAAATGTACAGAAATCAGAAAATAGTACTGCTGCACTCCGAGGAAGAAGATAAAATGCCAGAGTCACTTGAGTTGGGAGAATTGGCAGTAAATTGCTACAAGGATAAAGAGTTCATTTGTTTGAAAAACACTGATAACCAGATAATTAAGATATCACCAAATGGTGGTGGTGGCGATGAAAAAAAGCCGTGGAAATTAGTAGAAGGAAAAGCAAATTCAATTATATCAGAAGGTAATTCATCAACTGGCAATTTTTCTTTAACACATGGGCAAAGAATGAGAAATGACGGTATGAATTCATTTGCAATGGGTGCCAACTCTATATTGTTGGAATACATTGACAAAAATGGAAAGTCAATTTCAATTCCGCATGAAGATACCCTGCCAAATAGCAATGATTATTTCATCGGTGGTGTGATATGCGATAGTGAAGGTAATAAATTAAGTGACGTTGTATCAGTAAGTTACGACCATGACAATGAAATGGACGTGCTGGAATTATCTCAAGAAATTGACACAAATATGCCACTTCACATTGAGTTAAAAAATAATGACGGTATATCCAACTTTATTTTTGGTAGTAACAACAAAAATTCTGGAAATGGACATGTAACTTTCGGCAGTTATAACTCCAATACGGGGTATAATAATTTCATAAATGGTACCTCCAATGTTGCCAACACAAATTACAATGCTCTATTTGGTACCAAAAATGAATCAACTGCACAAAATTCATTGATAAATGGCGAAGGCAATGTTAACAATGGTATGTATAACATAGTAAGTGGATATCACAACAATGTAATTGGTAATTATGGTGCAGCCGTTGGTAGTTCATTGAAAACAAAAAATGCTTTTGAATCTGCATTTGGTGTACTAAATGACTGTGAATCAGACAATTACGTCTTCACTGTTGGAAATGGAAATGAAACAACAAGACATAACGCATTTGCTATCAGCAATAAAGGCGAGGTGTTTATTCAAGAAAAAGCAAAAGAAGAAGGAGAAGATTATTCAGAAATGGTATCACTTCAATCACTTATTGAAAAATTAAAGGAATTGGAGAAGAAATATACTGATTTAAAAGCAAAGTATGACGACATTCATTTGTAGTTTTTTTCATTATTTAGTTTCAATATATTTTTAATTTATTATATTATGTAAGGTACTGACTTGTATATCAGTACCTTATTTTTTATTTAAAAATTATCTTCTATTGATTATTTTTTCAAATTTGTTAATATTTATATATAAAGAAGAAAAACAGAAAGGAAAAGATATGAAAAATGAAATAATATGGAAGGACATTCCCAACTATGAAGATAGATATCAAGTTAGCAATGAAGGGAAAGTAAGAAGCAAGCCATTCATCCGCAAAGGTAAAGGCGGATGTGAGTATAATGTCAAAGGTAAAGAACTGAAGGGCACAATTAATAAGGTTACTGGATATCTTCAATTTATGCTGTATGATGGAGAAGGGCGTAATAAATTGCTTTGTGCTCATACGCTTGTCGCTGAGGCATTTTTGGACAAACCTGCTGATAATCAAGACCTTATGGTAATACACAAGGATGGTGACAGATTGAATAATGCTTTGAATAATTTAAGATACGCTTATAAATCAAATGAAAAGAATATACAAAATAACATTGATATTCTTCCAAAGAGAAAGCCAAAGCAACCAAAGTACAGATATATTATCAAGCAGTTATTCTTAAATGGTCTTTGTTTGGCAGTTTATAGTAATTGGCTGGAACTCAACAAGTTAGGATATAAGAAGCAATCAATAATGACTGCAGCAAATGGAAAATATGGTCCTGCAAAGAAAGACATATACAAGGGCTTCAAATGGGAAATAATAAGACAAAAAAATGATGTAAATGACTAATACTGAACAATTTAGCACCAACACACAAGAATATATCAAAGGTGTTGAAGAATATTTGACAGATAAATTTGGAATAATAAAAGAGAACTGGAAAGGACTGATTCAAATGCTTGCAGTTAACTATGAAATATTCTTACAAGCAAAAAAATATATTGACGAAAATGGAATGCTGCAGCCATCAAAGTATGGCATGGTGCCTTCTCCAATGATAAAAGTAATGAATGACGCATCAATACAGGTACAGAAGTTGGTTAATTCACTGACAATCAGTCCATTAAGTGAGAATAAATTGAAAGATAAAATGGTAGATAGTGATGAAGAAGATGCTATCAAAACACTGCTTGGATAATTAATTTGAAATGAAAATGAAGACGGAAAAAGATAAATTAATTGAAAGAATAAAGAACGAAATAACCACCTATCCATTTGAAGTCATTGATGGTCAGGTGGTTACTTGCACATATATCCGTCTGGCATGTCAAAGATTCATCAACTGGTTAAAGTTAAATGACAGATATTTTGATGTTGAAGCAGTATTAAAGGTAATCAATTTCATTGAAAAATTACAACACTTTAAAGGTCAATTTGCAGGTCAGAATTTTATTCTTGAAGAATGGCAAAAATGGATAATAGCATCAATATATGGATTTAAATGGAAAAAAAATAATTTGCGTGTAATTCGTACGTTCATTTTAAGTATTGGAAGAAAGAATGGTAAATCATCATTGATTGCTGCCATGGCACTTTATCATTTAATTGGTGACGGTGAAGCAAGTGCGGAAGTTGTGGCTTGTGCTAATTCAAGTGCACAAGCAAGTATTCTCTTTAAAATGTGTTCAAACTACTTGAAAAAACTTGACAAGAAAGGAAAGTATTTTCAATTTTATAGAGATTCCATAAACTTCCCAATTACTGATTCAACATTGAAGATAGTATCATCAGATGCATCAAGATTAGATGGCTTAAATGTTAGTTTTGCCATCGAGGATGAAACTGGTGCAGCACCTTCAAGTGAGTTATGGGATGTGTTGGAAACTTCTCAAGGTTCACGTTTACAGCCACTTATCTGTTCCTGCAGCACTCGAGGGTTTCAGTTAAACGGATTTTACAAAGAACTTGAACAAACTGGTATTGATGTGTTAAATGACATCAAAGAGGATGATTCCCTATTTACGGCAATCTATACCCTGGATGAACAAGATGATTATAAAGATTCAAAAAATTGGATAAAAGCAAATCCAAATTTGGACATTAGTATTAATGAAGAATTTTTAAAACAACAAATCAAGAAGTGCGAAAATAACCCCATCCAGGAAGTATCCATCAGAACCAAGTTATTCAATCAATGGGTTTCATCAAGTAGCGTTTGGATTCCGTTACAGAATGTTGCTAATTTAATGCAAGTGGTTGATTTACAGGACTATAAGGGCATGTTTGCTTATCTTTCATTTGACCTTGCTGCAGTTAGTGACTTGACAGCATTATCAATTATGATTCAAATTGATGATAAATATCTATTCAAAACATATTACTATTTACCTGAGTCATGTTTGAAAGATAATGTTAATTCACAACTTTACCAAGAATGGGCAAAAGGTGGATATTTGACTGTTACTGCTGGTAATGTTACAGATTACAATTATGTTTTCAATGAAATCAAGAAACTTCAAAACACATTGCTAATCAATAGGATAAGTTATGATGATTGGAACAGTCGAGATTTCGTTATAAAATGCACGGAGGACGGATTGCCAATGGTACCATTTTCTCAATCAATTGGAAGTATGAACCGACCGACCAAGGAGTTACAACGATTAATTTTGTCAGAAAAAGTTATTATTGATAAAAATCCTATCACATTATTTTGCTTTGAAAATAGTGTCCCAAAGTGTGACTGGAATGATAACGTAAAAATTGTAAAAAATACACCAATGCAAAAGATTGATGGTGTGATTGCGATGATAATGGCACTGGGAGGATACCTGCAAGAAACACATTATGATAATGAAATAGCAGTTTCAAATTTTGAATAAATCACTGTCTATTAACTATTTATAATTGATATATCAATTTTTTAATTATGTTAACAAATGTAAAGAAATTTTTTGGCTATGAAGTCAAAGAAAACAGAAATATAGGTGAGTATATTCCTCCAATGGCGCTTAACTATGGAGGTATATATGCCTCATTCGGGGCAATGAACTTATCTGCAGCATATCGCAGTATCGAATTAATATCTGACGGAATTGCGATGTTGCCAATTCAAATTAAGCGGTTAAATTCAAAAGGAAAAAACAACTATTTGAATAATCATTATCTCAATTTATTATTTGATAATGATTCCAAACAGATGTCTAAATACTTGTTAATCAAACAGTTAATACAATCAGTATTGGTACGTGGTAATGGCTTTGCATATATTGAAAGAGCAAATGACGGTACACCAATTAATCTGCAATTTCTTGATTCAAGCGATGTTGTGATAAATTATGACAAATATAATGGTACGCTGAATTACACCTGCAGCCAGATATCAGCACTTCCAATTCCGCCATCAAATATGATACATCTGAGAAAGAATACTTATGACGGTATTAACGGTATAAGTGTGTTAACATTTGCAAAGCGTAGTTTGGATTTGGCTTCCAACGTGGAAAATAGCGCAAGCGATTTCTATGGAAAGGGTGGCAATGTGTCAGGAATTTTGAAAGTTAGCACCAATTTAAACAAGGAACAAAGAGAGCAAATATTAAGCACTTGGAATCAATCATTTACTAACAGCAATACTTCAATTGCAGTTCTTCAAGGCAATATGGACTTTCAGAAATTATCTCTAAATGCCGAAGAAACTCAGATGCTGCAAACACGCCAATATAATGTATCAGATATTGCAAGATTTTTCGGAATTAACCCAGTACTATTGGGTCAAAAAGATAGTTCATCGTACACGACATTGGAAATGGTACAAACTGACTTCTTGATACATACATTGATGCCATATATAGCAATGATAGAAGAAGAATTTAAATTAAAGTTGAATCCAGACAAGAATATCAAAATTGAATTTGATGTTAATTATTTGTTAAAAACAACAAAGCAAACAGAAGCAAGTTATTATTCAACACTTGTATCAAGTGGCATCATGACAGTTAATGAAGTTCGTAAAAATTTGGGACTCAGCGAGTTAGAAGGCGGTGACAAACTTACAATGGCATTCACGGATGTGTCACAGAATACAATAGCAGATGCTTCCAAGACAGATGAAGTTAATTCTAATAATGAAGAAAAAATTTAACATAATGGATATGGAAATTGAAAAAGAAATAAGAAATGTACAGTCAGAGTTGAAAAATGAAGACAGACATGTAAGTGGGTACGCCATACGCTTCAACGAAGAATCAAATTTTCTTGGATTTTATGAAATCATTTTGCCTTCTGCAATTGATGAGGATACAATAAAGAGAAGTGACATATTTGCCCTTCTCAATCATGATACTGAGAAGGTGTTGGCACGTTGCAAATATGGGGTTGGTAACTTAAAGTTAACCATTGATAATCAAGGTGTTAAGTATGATTTTGACGTTCTTGAAAATGAACTTGGTGATACACTATTAAGTTACATTAGAAGTGGTATAATTGATAGTTCATCATTCGCTTTCTCTTTACCAACTGATGATGATAAATGTCAAAAATGGACAAAAAATACGAAAACTGGTAAGATTAAAAGATATATCAAGAAGATTGATAAACTATATGATGTATCACCAGTATATCAGCCAGCATATAGCACGGCAACATGTAGTTGCAGAAGTTTTGACAAATTTATTGCTGAGGAAGAAAAGAAAAAAGAAGAATTGACCAAGAAATATGATGATTTTTTGAACGAAATTAATAAATTATAATAAGAAAGATGTTATTTTTTCTAAAATGTAAATATTTATAAATATGAAAGACAAATTGAAAGAAAAAATCAATGAAATAGTCAATGCAGCGAAGAATGAAGGACGTGAATTGACTGAAGATGAGCAACTATTGGTTGACGCATTAACTTTTCAATTAAAGTCACTTTCTGATGATGATAAAGATACAGAAGTATCTGATACAGAGGAAGTTGAGGAAGAAAAGAAAGATGATGAAACTGAAAAACCTGAAACAGAAGATGATTCCAATAAGAAGGAAGATGAAGATGTAAAGGAAGTTGCAGAAAAAGAAACAGAAACTGATACCTCTGAGGAAGACGACACCAAGAAAGAAGAAGATGCGGAAGTGCCTGAAAATGAGGAGGTTGAGGAAGAAGACAAAGAAAAAACTAATAAAGATAATCGAAATATTAATATTAAGATGAATAAAGAATTTAAATTAATCCGTGCCATTTCGCAAATGGCAAATGGTCAGGCAGTTGATGAAGTGACTGCAGCAGTATGTGAGGCAGGAAGAAATGAAATGAGAAATGCAGGCGTTAGCGCTGAAGGCGGTATTATTCTTCCAACCGAGAAGAGAGATATAACAGTAACTGATTCAGTTGGTGCAACCGTTGGTGTTGATGTCGCTGACATTCTGGCACCATTGCGTGACAACTTGGTACTTGTCAAGGCAGGTGCACGATATATGAGCGGCCTTAGAAATGATTTGAAACTTCCATATTTGGTTGGTAGCGAAGCAAAGTGGGCATCAGAAGTTGGCAATGTTACTGATGATACAGCATCTGCAAGTGGTGTAACTTTGACACCTAAGCGTATATCTGTAATTCTTCCAGTGTCAAAGCAATTTCTTATGCAGAGTTCAGCAAGCGCAGAAGCAATTTTAAAACAAAATATTGTAGATGCAATTGCAGAGAAGTTGCAGAAGACAATTCTTTCTTCCAATACTACTGATGCAACCGCACCAAAGGGTATCTTTGCAACAACTCCAGTATCCGCAAAGACATACAAGGCATTATGTGACATTGAGGCAACAGCAGATGCAAAAAATATTGGTCAAAATCGTACCTACATTGTAGGTAATAAGGCAAAGGCAGCACTTCGACAGTTACAGAAGGGCACCAATAACACACAGATGGTATATAATGCTGGTGAAATTGATGGAACACCTTGTCTTTCAACAAGTTCTGCACCTGAGAATGGGGTATTATACGGTGATTTCTCAAATCTTTACATTGGCCAATTTGGCGGCATTGAAGTTATTGTTGACCAGTACACACGTGCTGCCAAAGGTGAAGTTGTATTAACTTGCAATGCTTACTTTGATGCTGCACTTGCACGTGAAGGTGCTGTAGTATCTGGTGACGTTAACAAGGCATAATTGAATATTAATTCAATTTAAAACAACAATAAAAAAGGGTGGTGACAGATTTTGCCACCATCCTTTAATTTTATAACAAATTGAAAATGAATCATTTAACATTAAAATTAATAAAAGAACATCTTAACCTTGATAATGACTTCACGATGGATGATGAATATTTATCCATGTTAGGTGATGTCGTTGAAAAGGTAGTTGAACGTCATATTGATGATTCATTTGCTTATCTTGCATCTGTTAATGGTGGCAAATTACCAGCGCCATTAATTCAAGCGATGCTGTTACTTCTTGGTACGTATTACAGCAATCGTGAACACATTGCATTCAATGCCAATTATGAAGTTGGAAATTCATACACTTTCTTAATTGATTTATACCGAAATTATTCTGCAAGTCACTCTGATTCAAGCAATTACACGCTTATTAATTCAATTGATGAATTGATGAAGAAGAATACAGAACTGAATGATAAGTTGGAAAATATCAAATCTGAAAATTCTGAACACTTATCATCAATTTCAACTTCAATTCAAAGTATGAAAGAAAAAGTTGATAATAATGAAAGAGAAATTGGACAATTCTATGGTGATATGTCGTCAATGATGAGTATGATAAATACACATGAAAGTCAGTTATCTCAATTTGAAGCAACACGTGGTGATGTTGAAGTATTAAAGTCAGATGTGAATGAATTAAAAGAAAAAACAATAGAAAGTACTGATTCTGTGGAAGTTACAGTTGACGGTGTTACAACTAAACTTGATGTTAATGAAATTAATGGAGGAAAATTCTAATGCGTGCTGGACTGTTAAATGAAATAATTAAAATAAAACGACGTGTCACCAAAGTAAATGAATCTGGTCAAAAAGAGCATAAATATACAGATTTAAGGACAACACGTGCAAGGGTGATATATACCAGTGGTGCCCGTACCATCGAAAATAAAGATATTGTATGGGAGTATCAGTATAAATTCGAGGTATGGGATTATGTAGATGTAACTGAGAAGGATATAATCGAATACGATACAAAAGAGTACAGAATTAAGTCAATCAACCATGACAAGAAGCAACAGAAGAAGATAATATCAACTGAATTAATTACTGAATAAAAATGGAAAACACTGGAATTACTTGGTATTCAAATGGATATGACGTTTGGCTTGACAATATTAATCCAAGCAAACTGAAAACTGCTTTGCGTGCTGGACTGAAAAAAACCTTACAAATAGTTCAGAAAGAAGCACAAAGTAATCTGAAAAGTGTAACACCAAATTATAATTCAAATAATAATAAATGGGGGCTTCGCTTAATTAAGGGTGTGATGACCAAACTTTACAAGGCGCAAAAAAATGACGTCCGTGGAGTTGTCGAAATAATGGGTAAAGGAAAGTCAGCAGATTTTCGTTTGAAATTCTTTGAAAATGGTACACAAGCACGCTTCACAAAGAATGGCTGGCATAGGGGCAAGATGAAATCAACTCCATTCTTCAACCCAGCAGTCGAGTCAACTAAAAGTGAAGTTGAGACATCATTGGATGGTAACTATCAAGAAGCATTGGAAAATGCATATAACAAGTTCATTATCAATACGTTAAAGAAGAAATAATATGAGTGGAATATCAATTGACAGCAAGATATACAAGATATTAAAAGAATCGCAAAAGATACAATTATTGGTTGGTGATGAAATTTATCCAATAGTCAAGAATACTGACAAAATTGATGGACCTTTCATCGTGTACCAGAAAGACACTGTAATACCAAGTACTGCAAAGGGTCTATCTGTAGCGGATGAAGTGAATTTTGGGTTTTTGATTGTATTCAAAAACCTTGACAAAACATTGGAAATTGCTGAAATTATCAGAAATTTATTTGAATTAAGACAAGATGATTTTTTCTATCGGTGTGACTTGACAGGTACAGCAGAATATTATACAAACGATATGTACTGCCAGGAATTAACATTTAAAGCAATTACTACAAGATAAAAATAAAAATAATTTACAAAAATAATCTTTATAAAATTTTATAAAAATGAGCAAAATAATTATGGGCGAGAACGTACAACTCTGGGTATCAGGGTCTTGTCTCGCAATGGCTACTAACTTATCAGTTGAAATGTCTGCTGATGCTGTGGATATTTCTTCAAAGGACCATGGACGTTGGTCAGCATCACGACTTGGAAAGATATCATGGACTGCAAGTTCAGACGACCTCTTTACCTTGGATGATTATAACAAGTTGGTCGATTGTATGGTTAAAAATCTTCCAATTGATTTGGTATTTGCTACTGTTGCAAATGGTGCAGCAATTAAAGCACCAGATGAAGATGGACTGGTTACGCCTGCAACTGGCTGGAAGGCAAGCAATAACATGTACGGTGGCAAGGCAGTTATCACATCATTGAGTTTGAGTGCTAATAATGGTGCTGTTGCAACTTATACCGTGAAGTTCAATGGCGTTGGACCTCTAACAAAGGGTAATGGAACACAAACTGCTTAATTACCAAATAGTTACGAAATTTAAGAGAAAAGGTTGAAAAAATCTTTTCTCTTTTTTTATTTTTGATACTATTTATATATAGTATAAATAAGATTAAAAAAAAAGATTAACATGAAAATTAAGATTAAAGATTTAGAAATTACTTTGAAAAATTCATTTCGTTCTCTTATAATTTATGAGGCAATGACAAAAAAAACATTCAAGCCAGAGACAATAACAGATGTAATTGTTTATTTTTTCTCTGTCATTTCTGCAAGTGCTAATCCGCAGCAGGTAGATTGGGATGATTTCATGGATTGGCTGGACAATACCCCAAGTGCAATTGCTGAATTCCAAAGTTGGTTGACTTCAAGTATGGCATTTAACGGACAGTTTGGAAATGATACAAAAAAAAAGGTGAAGAAGTAGTTGAATACACCTATACTGAATTAATGGTAAAATTATGCGTGGAATACGGCTGCACTTCAATAGGATATTTTCTTGATGTTATGCAGCCGTATGAACTTTATCCGATATTGTCCAATTTACACCTAAAAGTAAAGGGAGATTGGGAACGAACAAGAAACATCATGTACGCTGTATGTCAGTCACAATCAACCAAGCATCTAAAGGTGACGGATATAATGTCATTGCCATGGGATGATGCTGATAATCAGGTAATTAGAAATATAAAGAAAGTAGAATTAACAAAAGAATATATTGAAGCAATGAAAAATGAAGCAATTAAACATAAAGAAGAATACATCAATTCAGGTTTAATTGAAAAATAATTACAAGAAAAACACAAGAAGAAATGGCAAATGGTAGATATGTGGCGGAACTAAGTGTCGAAACTGGCAAATTAGAAAGTGGTGTCAGCAAAGCAAAAGCAGCGCTGGATGATTTGCAGAAAAAAGGTGATATGAAGAAATTACAGTCCAGTATCAAGGATGCAACTGGACTTTTGGATAATTTTACCTCCAAAATTGGCGTATCTACCAGTGCCCTTTCAGAATTGGCAACACCAATTGGTGCAATTGGACTGATTGGCGGTGCCATTGCTGGTATTGGGGTGGCATCAGTTAAGGCAGCGGCCGACCTTGAGACACTGGATACCAACTTGGGTACCCTGCTGGGAAGCATGGATAAAGGTGTTGAATTGCGAAAACAACTCCAACAATATGGACAATCAACACCTTATGATACAGAAGGTCTGGCAAATGCTGCGAAGACAATGCTTGGATATGGCGTTGCAAGTGAACGAATTATGCCAGTGATGAAGCAGTTGGGAGATATTGCGATGGGTAACAAGGACCACTTGAATGCCCTTGCCCTGGCATATGGTCAGATGACTGCCAGTGGCAAAGTTTTGAAACAAGACCTCAACCAAATGGCAAATGCTGGATTTGGTGTCAATCAAATTGCTGCCTCAATGGGTGTTAGTGTCGGAAAATTTTTCAATCTGTTAAGTGATGGAAAAGTAAAAATTGAAGACATTAACAAAGCGCTAAATTATGCAACATCTGCTGGAGGTCTATTTTATCACTCTGCAATTAACTCATCTTCAACCTTTGAAGGCGTAATGTCCAATCTGGGGGAGGCAGCAAAAAATACATTGGCAAATATTGGTACGTCACTATTGCCTGCAGTCAAAGATGCAGCACAAGGCCTTGTTCGAGTTTTTGAATTTTTGACAACTGCTGTGCAAGCGTTAACATCACCATCAGAAAATTTAAACAATACATTTGGTTCATTTGGTAATACAATTTCTTTGGCAAAAGATGCCCTTTCAACTTTATTTGATGCACTTGGAAATCTGTATGATGCTGTGGTTCAGGTATTTAGTGAAATGTTTGCTGGAAGTGGCATTATGCAATCATTTGGTGAAATGGTATTGACTGCTGCAAAGTATGTAGTTGATTTTGTTTCCACAATAGTTAATTTTACAGCAAATTTGATACGTGCAGCGAGCCAGACAGAATATTTCAAAAATCATCTGAAAACAACTAAAGATATAATTGATATAATTACTTCAACCTGGAATATTTTAATAAAAGGCCTAAAACTGGGTATACATTATATAAGTGGTGTTGGTTCTTCTTTAAATGGTTTGAAAAATTTCTTAATTGCTCTAACTGGTCCTATTAATTGGGTAATTTCCAGATTTCGACTTTTAATTGATGTTTTAAAAGTGTCTATGTCGCTGATTAACAAGGTGTTAGACAAAAAGATGAAAGATGAAGGGCTTGTTGAAAAGAAAAAAACACCAAAAAAAGAAGAAAAAAAACCATCTCCAGTAATCACCCCAAAGCCACCAATCAAAGATGATGGAGGTGACGAAAAAAAGAAGAAGAAGAAAAAGAAGAAAAAAGGCAAACATATCAAAACATCTGCTGAAAAAATAAAAGAAGCAGAGGTTAAGTTCCAAAATGATACCAAAGAAATCCAGAATAAGAAAAAAACTGGATATTATGACAATATAGGTGATGAGTTAAAGGACAAAGTAAAGGCATATGACTCACTTATAGATGTGTATTCCACAGAAGGTAAGGCAATTACAAGTTTAAAACAAAAGCGTAATGAATTAAATTCACAACTTCAAGCGTATATCAAGAAGGTTAATGATGCAAAGAAGGCGGAGGATGATGCAACAAAGTCAGCAGAAGATGCCATCAAGAAAAGAGAAGAAGCAATCAAGAAAGCAAATGAGGACAGTGCCAAAGCATTAAATTCAGATAATTTTGGAACAAAGACAAAATCTGAACAAATCACTGAAAATCAGGATGATAGCGATAAAGAAAAAAATCATTTATCTGACAAAATTCAAGCCATCAAATCACAGATGGATGAGTTGGAAAAGGTAATGAATGAAAAGAAAGATTTGCATCTTGAGTTCAAACAGGAAGAAAAAGCGCTTGAACGTCTTGGTGATAAATTAGAAGAAACATTAAAAAAATTCAAGAAATTAGAAGACGGACGAAAAGAAGTTGATGAATTCAAATCTGCGCTTGATTCATTTCAAGGACAGGATTTTCAAAGTTTCAAAACGTTGTTAAAGAATTTCAAGAAAATAACAAAAATCTTAAACGACCCAATTGCACAGACGCAGACATACGGGCGTGAATTAACAAATCTTGAAAAAGGTGGAATGGCTGCAGGTAGCGGCCTGCAAGTAATGGGGCAAGCACTGGGAGCAATAGCACAAGGCGGAGATGCTGCAAAGGCAGCAGCAATAATGACAGCAATTGGTCAATTGGTATTGGGCTTTGCAACTGCAACAGCACAAGCAAGCGAGGAGGGTGGACCTTGGGCTTGGATAGCATTCACCATCGCTGGTCTGGCTACACTTGCAACCACAATTGCAACAATTACGGGATATGCTAATGGTGGTATAATTGGTGGAAGCGGCACACCATCTGGCGACATGGGATTAATCAGGGCAAATGTTGGCGAAATGGTGTTAAATAAAAATCAACAAAGTCATTTATTCGAGATGTTGGATAAAGGCAATGTTGGTGGTGGCAATGTAACATCTACTGTAAGAGTGAAGGGTGCTGATTTGTATTTGGCTTTGAATAATTTTTCAAAAATAAAGGGAAAATCAGGAATAACTACAGGAATAAGATAAAGAACAAAGAAAGGAAAGATATGTATATTAGCGGTAACTTTAAATCAATAAAAGATGTTGATTATCAAATAGTTATAACAGATGGTGACATGACAAAGGATGTAAAGGTCATTGGGGAAGAAGGGTTATTCTTCTCCAGTGATGCTTTGAGTGTCGAGACAAACACCACTGATACATTTGATACAATAATCAAGACATCAGCCACAATTAACTTAATATCAGATAGTTACGTGGGTAATCTTCTATTCGGCAATAATGCACGAAGTATCAGTGTATCAATATTCAAGAATAATGCACCTTTCTTTTTTGGATTTGTTGAACCAGCAACATTCACTCAGCCGTTTGCCTCTGTATATGACTCATTTACTGTGAATTGCGTGGATGCCCTTTCAACATTGGAAAATTATAAATACAAAGGTATTACAACAAAAGAGAAATATGATAATTTCAAAATTGATGCTAATACCATATCATTCAATGATATAATGTTATCTTCTATATTTAAAGATTTATTGAATTTAGATAAAATCAAAAATACAAAAACTCATATATGGTATGATGGTTCAAAAGGTCTTGATAATCAGTCAGTTAAGGATGTATTTAAAAATATTGGAATTAGTGAGTCATATTTAATCGGTGATGAGTGTGATGATGTAATGTCAGATGAAGATATATTAAAGGAAATACTTCAATATCTCAATTTGCATTTTATACAAATAGGGTGTGACTATTATATATTTGATTGGGACAACTTAAAGAAAAAAAATACAAAATGGTATGACTTGCTATCAAATGAAGAAAAGACGGAAACACCTCTAAGTCAGACACTTACAGAAGATATGTATTCATCTGACGATGGAAATATCTCAATTGCTGATGTGTTTAATCAACTCATTTTGACGGATGAATTGAAGAAGCAGGAAAATATAATTGAATCACCATTGGATGATGATTCGTTATATTCTTTATTCAAGTCAAAACAGTTATTTATGACTGAATTTTCATCTGATGGTCAGGGTGACTCAGCGTGGGATGCCTTCATGGCTGGAGTTAAAGGGCAGAGCACAACGTATGATGCTTATAAAGAAACTGATTGGTACTTCCAGGTGATGGAGTCAAAAAACTGGGAGTTGAAACTACTTGATAAACAGCCACTTACATCAATTTATGAAAAAGAAAATGACAAATATGTTAATCAATGGAAGGTGCCTAAATATGTATTTGACAATTCATTGACACCTTGTCTTATTTCAATGGGCAGCGTTGAAAAGGGAAGTAAAGCGACTGATAACAGTGTCATTAATAAAATAGATATGGATAACTATCTGGTAATCAGCGTAAACGGGAGCGAAAATGAATTTAAAGATTTCTATTTACCAAACAGTCGGACTTTAAGTAAATACGCTGGCATGATAGAATATGTTGGCAAATCAAGCGGTGCCGTATTCTCCCCTGCTGATGATGTTACAACAAATTACCTTGTATTTTCAGGTAAATTACTTTTACAACCAATCGTGCGTGAAAGTATAGATAAAAAGACATTAAGTGAACTTAGTGCACAAAGTTATCCTTTTCTTACCATGCGTGCAGGAAATTACGAAAAAATAAGACAATATGAAGTTGCAAAATATTCAACAGTTCAGACGGACAAGGATGATGACGGAAGATATTATACAAGAAAGTGGTATACAACAGGAAATGATTATATCAAGAACGACCAATCATTGACACCGTGGACAAAAGAAAAAGGAAGAAAATTATTTGAATTTAAAAAAATCAATATAAATGGAAAAGATGAAGTAATAGATACCATTTCCAAAGTACCTATTTTGGCGTGTGAATTGAAAATTGGTGACAAATATTGCGTTGAAGTGCAGTATAACACTTTTTCAAATACCAAAGATGATACCATTTATGCGTGGCTGACAAAAGATGAAATCAAAAAAGGCGGAATGAAGTTTTTGAAGCATTACAATATCACAATCAATCTTGATGAGTTGAAGTATGAAGATGATGAATTTGTGGATGATGGCTGGCATGAAGGGAAAACAACATGGTCGCATACGATGAGTTTGGGTGTTAACCCAAAAATTGGTGATAAATTAATTGGACAAGAATTTGATTTGCAGAATAATATTGATTACACAATGAATGTTGATGAAGAAGGTACTGCAATTCCAATTAATAGAGATGATAATTTGGTAGGTAAAGTTTCGTTTAAAATTCTTGGACCTTACAATGGCTCCCTTTACCAAGATACATATTACCGTCACCGCACTTGGTTCAGAAGAAGAAAAATAATCAGTGGAGAAGTACCACTTTTACCTTATGTTCAGAATATCTTTATAAAGGAGTTTGAATGCAAAATTAAAAGTGATAACGGAAAAACAAATGTAAAAGGTGACAGTGATTTAATATATCAATCTGCTGAAGGTGATAATTTTGTCAATAAAAAAGATGATATATCATTTAAATTCATTACACAACTAACTGCAGATGAAGCAGTTAGAAAAAATGTTGATATGGGAATTAACTTGAATGCAGTAATTAATATGACGACATTATTGCCTTTAACTTCAATATATAATGCTGTTACAAACGAATCAGCAAAGGCGGAAGAGCATTATATTAATGCATATTACAATGAATATTCAATGCCAAAGTTAATTTTTGAAACTTCAATTTTTGATTCAGATAATTTTGACTTCCGAAATATTTATAATATAAGAGCATTAAAGAAAGACATGTATATTACTAAGATACAATATAATTGCATGGATGATACTAATACCTTGACACTCAAAGAGATATAAAGATTGACGAATTATGATTAAAATTGAAAGTTATTCAAAGAAAAAGAAAAATAATAACCAAGGTGGAGGAACTGGCAATAATACTTTTGTCAATTCTTCTGCCACATTGGTTCCTCATTCTTTTTGGGGTAATACATTCGATGGCACACAAGATATCAATGGTGATATTAAAGATGTTAAAAATATAACTGCCTCTGAATCAGTGAATTGCAATAATATTACCGCTAATACTGGTAATATAGGTAATTTGACTGGTAACACCATTTCGGCGCAAAGTGTTAGTAGTCAGACAGTTACGTCTGATTCTATAATTTCAAAAAATACCACAACTGATGTAATAACTTCAAAAAAAGGAAATATTGACAATATTGTATCTAATACTGTAAATGCCACTGATATAACTTCATATTCTCTGTCTGCTACTACATTACAAGCAGGCGATACAACAATTTCTAACTTAAATGTAACTGGTGCTGCACATTTCTATCAGTTAATGTTAGATAATATTAAGAGTAACAGAGGACAGACAATTGTAACTGCTGCAAATGCGAAGATATATGATGTAAAAAATATATTTGGACATTACGTATGCTTTTTCCCAGCGGAGGATGGCGTTGATAAGATAGGTAACATGTTTGCAATCAATGACTTATGCGTTATGCAGACATTTAACGCCGTGTACGATACAAATTATAATGTCACCAATAGATACTACTGGCGAAAGGTAATTGATGTTAGCAAAACACCAACTCTACAAGATGGCAAATATTATCATTGGGTGGCATTGAGTGCAACAGATTGCGACGCAAAAAGCAACGCAATACCAATGGGTGGTGATGAAATTGTGCAACTTGGTAATACCACAGATGCAAGTAGACAAAGTGCAATTATTATATCAGCATATAATTCGCAATTCCTTGATAATGAATTGGTTGCACCATCAATATCTCAATATAACGGTATCAATAGATATGAATTAAAGCCATTCCGAGTTAATGTTCTGTCAAAAAATTTAAATTCATTCGTTGGTAACTTCAAAGTACAAGGTGGAAAGACACTGGAAGAAGTTCTGAAAGAAAAGA